CCCATACAGCATGGACCTGGACACATTGGCTAGTGGGCGGCATCCTGTTCGTCGGCTGTTTGTGGTTGGCGTTTCACTTCATGTTTGGGTGGATCCGCTAGGGGGTGAGCCATGGACCCTCTGTTACTCGCCGCTGGCCAACTTGACGACCTCATTGACCAGGGCGACCCCATAGAAAATGGGCGTAACTACTGGTTGAGCCACGCTCGACCTAACCAGATCACACCACCTGGCGACTGGTCCACATGGCTTGTCATGGCTGGTCGTGGTTTCGGTAAAACCCGGGTCGGCGCAGAAGACATCGCCGACTACCTCACCAGCAACCGCAACATCAGGGTATGTGTACTAGCCCCGACCATCGCCGACGCCCGCGATACCTGCATTGAAGGTGAGAGCGGCCTGCTGGCAGCGTTGGAACGATACGGGTTCAAAGAGGGTCAAAACCTCGTTTGGAACCGGTCCATGGGTGAGTTGAAGCTGCCCAACAAGTCACGGGTGAAACTGTTCAGCGCAGAGAAACCCGCCCGGCTCCGTGGCCCACAGCATCACCGCGCTTGGGTTGATGAATTAGCGCAGGTCGTCAAAGACGCCCCAGATGCTCTCGACATGCTTCTGTTTGGGTTGCGTCTGGGCGAGCACCCGCGCCTGGTAGCCACCACCACACCGCTGCCAGTGACTGCAGTGAAGGAACTGATACGTCGTGAACACGACGACGTATACGTAACCAGGGGTTCAACGTTCGACAATGCAGCGAACCTCGCTGCACCTGCACTACGTCAACTTCGGGAACGTTACGAAGGAACACGCCTCGGACGTCAAGAGCTGTACGCAGATCTGCTGGACGATATTCCAGGTGCTTTGTGGCAGCGGGCGTGGATCGACGCGGACCGGGTCCAACGTGCACCCGAGTTGGCTAGGACTGTCGTCGCTGTTGACCCGGCTGTTACTTCCGGTGAGAACGCCGACGAAACCGGTATCATCGTCGCGGGTAAAGGCGTCGACGGGGATTACTACGTGTTGGCTGACCGTACGGTGCGGACGACACCACTGGATTGGGCTGGACGTACAGTCGCGGCCTACCACGATTTCGATGCTAATGAGATCATTATTGAAACGAACCAGGGCGGCGACGCGTTAGCAGCCTTGTTGCGGCAGATTGAACCGGGCTTGCCGATTAGGCAGGTTCATGCGAAGAAGGGCAAGCGGGTTCGCGCAGAACCTATTTCAGCCCTGTATGAGCAGCACAAAGTTCACCACGTCGGCAACCTGTCTCACCTTGAGGACCAGTTGTGTACGTGGGTTCCTGAGCAGATCGAATCTCCTGACCGGATGGATGCGCTCGTGTACTCTCTGCTCGCGATTGCGTCTCCGTCGATGGCTACAGAGTTTATGAACCAACTAATGTCGACCAGTCGGGTACCTGCTGGTCAAGTACCTGTACTCGATGTTTCTGGGATGGGGTGAAGCGGGTGACGCAACGCGGTATTCGCCGGCCTCGTGTTCTTGAGGTGCCAGCAGGGCGGCTAGTGAAGGCCGCCAGTAGTGGCCCGACGTCCCTGCCTGGCGGCTATACGATTCCTGCAGGTAGCACTATTACCGATGCAAATTCCATGGTAGGAATGTTGCAGGGCCGTACCGCGGGTGCCGTGAATGGTGCCGTGCCACTGCCGCGTGATGCGGGCACGTTCTCAGCCCTGTTCGGGCCTGGCGCACCACTATACACGTCGCCGTTTAACCAGCCGAATCCACAAACAGGGCAAGCGGACCCGCGGCGTTACGAATACGCGGTTTCGCACAACATCCTGTCTAACGAGCGTCCCATCCCGTGGTCAACACTGCGTGCCGCTGCTGACAAAGTGGACATTATCCGCTTGTGTCTGCGGACCCGCAAAGATGAACTCACCCAAATGGAATGGGGGTTTGGGTTCACTGCCGACGCTGAACAACAGTTGGGTATCACCACCACCTCCGCTAAGCGCGCCATGCGGGACAAGTACTCGGCCCAGTTCGCGAAGTTGAAAACATTCTGGTCTACCCCCGACAAAACCAACGACCTGTCGTGGTCGGAGTGGCTCGGGATGCTCCTCGAAGAACGTTTTGTTCTCGACGCACTCAGTATCTTCCCGCGTCTCACCTACGGCGGTGACCTCTCCTCACTGGAGATCATCGACGGATCAACCGTCAAACCCCTGATCGACAGCTACGGCAACCGGCCACTCCCACCAGCACCGGCCTACCAGCAGTGGCTTTACGGATTCCCCCGCGGGGAATACACCGACGACGGCGCCTCAGACACATGGGAAGGCACTGCTGGTTCACTGATCTATAAGCCGTATGTGCGCCGCACCCAGTCTCCATATGGATTCCCCGAGGTTGAGCAGGCCTTGATCTCGGCCGACATTTACTTGCGTCGCCAGGACTGGATGCGCCAGGAATACACCGCGGGAAGTTTGCCCCGCACCATGCTCAAAACTGACGCCCAACTAGCACAGCTCACCCCTGACCAGCGGAGAGCATGGGAAGTCAGCTTTAACGACGAACTATCCGGGTCAACCCGAAACCGGCAATCGAACTTCACGCTCCTCCCTGCCGGGTTCGACCCAGTCAATAACCCGGATGTTGCGGAACGATACAAAGCTGACTATGACGAGTTCCTTGTCAAACTCATTTGCGCCCACATGGCAACCCAGCCATCCGAAATCGGGTTCACGCCCTCTAACGGGCTCGGCGGTGCAGGGTTCAGTGACGCACAAGAAGACGTCACCTATCGCAAGTCACTAATGCCAACTATCTCATGGCTCATTGACATCGTTAATTCCATCAGCAGCCAATATCTCGATATGCCGCCTGAGCTGACCATGCAGTTCCTCGGCATGGAATCAGAAGATGAGGCTACAGCAGACACGATCGCCGATAACCGCGTTAAAGGCGGCCGGTCCACCCTCAACGAAGACCGTGACCGTACGGGGCAGCCACGCTACAACTTCGCTGAAGCTGACATGCCTATGCTCATGACTACCCGTGGAGTCGTGTTCCTTGAAGGCGCGTCAGAAACAGAACCCCCTGGCGTAGAGGTCGGGCCGCCACAAGCACCGCCTGCTACTCAAGCCCCAGCCACTCCGGCTGGTGGTGGTGCTTCACCGGAACACGACACCAGTGATGGTGGCGCGCACCCCGAATCCGGTGAAGACACCACCAAAACAGAACTAGCTGCATATCGACGGTGGTTGAAAAAGGAACGGGCACGGCCGTTCGAGTTCTCCACTATCACCCCGGCGGAAGCATCAGATGCTGGTGTCGATCTGACCCGTGTGGTGTTTAAGGCTGCTGATGCCAGGGGGCGAGGCGGAGCGCCTGAGGGCGCACGACACGATCACCGAAGCGAATACGCCGGCTATCCGCTCCATGCTGCGGGCGTTAGTTCCTGACGTTGGGAAACTCGCCGACCAACTCCACACACACCAGGTCACCGATAAGACGGTAGCCAAAATGTATGTGCGTGAGGCGATGGCAGATCCTGACCCGGCAGCGTTGCAAAAGCTCTACCGGGATGCCTACAAAAAGGGATCAGACCTAGCTAGCGGGTTGGTTGCCAAGGCTGCTGCCGGCACAGTGACAGCTACATTAGCGGAACTACTGCAGCTAGCAGGTGTCATTTGGCAGCAGATCGCGGGGTGGACATCAGAGCGTATTGCTACGGTCGTCACCCAACAACTCGCGGGTGACGACCACCCGGATGTTCGTTCTGTCACTCAAGCCATCAACGATGTCGTGAACGACAAAAACCGTGCCCATATGATCGCCCAAACTGAATGCACCCGGGCCATGGTCACCGCAGCACATGCGACCTACAAGGACGCTGGGGTCGAGCAAATCGAGTTCTTGACTGCTGACGACGACAAAGTTGACGATGAATGCGCCGAGAACGAAGATCAAGGTCCGATCCCAATTACAGACAAGTTTGAGCACGGCATGCCTCCGGTTCACCCGCGGTGCCGGTGCACCATCATCCCCGCTGACTAGGAGCACGTCATGGTGAACGCCTTCGGGTTTGTGCCGATCCTGAAGTTCGAAAAAACTGACGACGGAACCCTGATTGTTGAGGGCCCGGCTACAGATTCGAACATCGACCGCGACCGGCAGATCGCTGACCCGACGTGGCTGGCTAAGTCAATGCCGAAGTGGTACCGCGACGGTGGCAATATCCGCGAACAACATGACGGGAAACGCGCCGTCGGTACCGCAATCCACTATGAGCGGCACGCCGATGGCCAGCACTGGATCAAAGCTGAAGTAGTCGACCCCGTCGCCATCATGAAGGTCGAAAAGAAAGTCCTCCGCGGCTTCTCATTCGGTGCACGAAACGCACGCGTCGAGGTGGACAAAGCCGCATCCGGTGGACGCATCGTGGACGGCGACATTTTTGAAGTATCACTCGTAGACCGTCCCGCGAATCCTAACTGTATGTTCACCGTCGCTAAAGCTGACTCAACGGGAGACCTGCAAGTGATCGACGCGCCTGAACTGGTCGAGAAGCAGGAAGAGCCAACCTTCACCCCAACACAGTTCGCGGAAATCCTGAAACGAAAATTCACCCAGGACGAGCGCGACGCCGCCGCCGACAGCGGTGCTGCTCTACCGGATGGTTCATTCCCCATCAAAACCAAAGACGACCTAAGCAACGCTATCCAAGCGTTCGGTCGCGCGAAAGACCCAGCTGCCGCGAAAGCGCACATCATCAAACGCGCCCGCGCGCTAGGCGCAGTCAGCATGCTGCCCGACGCATGGAACATCACCAAGGCCGACGAACTCATTCAGCAAGTAACAGCCCTCGTTCCCGCAACTCTCGCCAAAGCCGACGACGACACTGCTGAAGCGTTCGACCCTGATACTGAAGCTGGCGATGTAGATAACGGCACCTCCGCTATCACCGCTATCGCCAAACTCATCATCTCCGAAGCAGAAGGGCTAGCAGCTGGCCGGCTGGAAGAAATCGGTGACATCCAGCTCCTCATCACCGCTGCCCAAGCCCTTCAATGCTTCGTGGGCAATGAAACCCAACAGGAAACGGAACTGACCGTGTACGAACAAGCCAAGGCAGACGAAGCCAAGGACGACGCGGTTGGTGAGCCTGCCGCTGTTGTCACCGAAAAAACCGAGACCCCTGACAACAACGAGTTGTCGAAGAGTGAACTGTCTGCCCTGCTCGAGGAAGCCATCACAAAGGCCACTACCCCCTTCAAAGACGAGCTCGCACTCGTGAAGGCGGAACTGGTGAAGGTGTTGGAAACCCCCGTCGCTGGTGGACCTGCGCGAACGCGCACAACCACCCAGTCCGCCGTCGCCGGTAAAGCGGACGGCCTACGCCGCGAAATCTCCCTTTGCCAAAAATCCATCGAAATCTACGGTGGCGACCTGCAAAAGGGATACCGCGAACGCCTAGCCACCGCTGAATCCGAGCTATCCAAGCTCGACGGCACAGTCTGAAACGGAGTTCCAACATGTCTAATCAATTGAAGAAAGGCGACGGGACCAAGGTCCTATTCGGCGGCATCGAAGAAACCGCTGTCGAAAAGTCGCAGCGCCTCGACCGGTATCGCCAGGCCATCGCCGACGAGCCATGGGGCCAGTTCAATGCGATGGGTCAAACCGTCGCCGGGAACCTGACACTCTCCCAGATGGAAAAGACTGACACCGGCCAGCAGCTGCTTAAGGTCGAGAAGGTTCAGTCAGCTAACGAGCAAATGCGGTCGCTGCTCGCTAACGACACCATCAACAAAGCTATCGGCTCTGATGTGATGTCCTCGATCGAACAGTCTTTGGGCACCATCACCAAAGACATCAGCCTGACCAGCCCCATCGCATCCGGTAACGGCGGCCAGGCCGGCCTGGTCCTATACGACCTTCACGGACCAGCCCAAGAGCTCGTTCCGGTCGAAACCCCGCTGCGGAACAGCTTCCCCCGCGAGCAGGGCGTGGGCACCAGCTTCATGTACAAGCAGATCACCGGCTTCAGCAACGCCCAAACCGGCTCCGGCCTACCACTGCTCCACCCCGGCATCGCTGACACCACCCAAAACAACTTCGCAGTCTCCGGTTCCAGCAACGCCCTGTACTACAACCGTGGCCCGAAGATCTCCTACACCGGCCAAAACCAGCAGGCCACCTACTTCCAGTTCGGTCTATCCGACGAAGTCACCTGGTCAAGCTTCTTCGCTGGCGAAGGTTTCCAGGACGTCCGCGAACTATCACAGACCTCCGTCATGTACTCATCGTTCCTAGCTGAAGAGCGCATGACCGTCTACGGCCGCGGCACTTCCGGCAACGGATACAGCGGCGCCGTCGCTGCACCAGCTTCAGTAGCCGTCACCCCAGTCAGCACTGGTGGAACCATCCCTTCCGGTTCTACTTACT